GTAAAGGGGCTCAAGATTTTTTACGTAATTCAAAAGCAGTAGCGCAGGCAATAAAAACTAATCTTAGGTTGTTAAAAGGTGAATGGTGGGAAGATATATCAAAAGGGCTTCCTTTGTTTGAAAGTATTTTAGGTCAGCCTGGGACAAATCAAAATTTAATGTCAATTGATTTAATTTTGAAAGATCAAATTTTAAGCACAAAAGAAGTTTCATCGATTAAGTCATTTAATAGTACGTATTTAGGCAGAAGATATTCTTTTTTATGTACTGTTGAAACTATATATGGTGAGATTATTTTGGAGGAAACGATATGAGTTATTTTGCACCTTACATTGATTCATCTGGTTTGCACATCCCTACATATATTGATATTTTGGAAGAACTTGTTCAACAAACGAAAAGTATTTATGGTGAAGACATTTATTTAGGGTATGATAGCCAAGATTACCAATTTATTTCAATTTTTGCTTTAAAAATTTATGATACTTTTCAAATTCTTCAGCTTGCATATCTAAATAGAGCACCTAGCACAGCTATAGGTGTTGCGCTTGATGGATTAGTTAAGTTTAATGGAATTTTGAGAAGCATAGCTACATATTCAACTTGTGTAGTTACTCTTGAAGGAGATGTAGGTGCGTTAATTCAAGGTGGGGTCATTCAAGATGTAAGTGGTTATTTATGGAATTTGCCAAGTTCAGTAACAATAGGTTCAACTGGTTCAGTTAACGCCACTGCTACTTGCCAAATACCAGGTGCAATTTCAGCAAATCCTGATGATCTTAGTAAAATTGTTACACCTACATATGGATGGAGCTCTGTAACTAATGAAGGGTATGCTTCACTAGGTGAACAAATAGAAACAGATTCACAATTGCGAGCAAGGCAAACACAAAGTACTGCAAGGCCTAGCAGATCAATACTTGAGGGAATAAAAGGTGATATAGCTTCAATTACAGGAGTTACACGGGTTGAAGTATACGAAAATGATACAAATATTGTTGATTTACTAGGCTTACCTGCTCATAGCATTACAGTTGTAGTTGAAAATGGTGATTCAAATGAAATAGCAACAGTAATATCTAGCAAAAAAGGGCCTGGTTGTTATACAGATGGTACAACTGAGGTTGTGTTAGCTGACTCTTATGGGCAATTACAAACAATTAGATTTTTTAGACCAACATATGTATACCCAGATGTTGTCATCAATGTTAAGCAACTTACTGGATATACAACGAGTATGACTCAATTGATAAAGGAAGCTGTCATAGATTATTTTGCTAGTTTGTCAATTGGTGTTGATTATACTTTATCAGTGTCAAGTTTATGGGGTGTGTCACTTTCAGTACAAAATCTCTCAAAACCTATTTTTTCAGTGACTTCGATTACTATTGCCAAGCATAATGAAGCTCAATCAACCAATGATATTATAATGTTATTTAATGAAGCAATTCAAGGTAATATTGATTATATCACTATAAACGTTACTTAAGGGGGGGCACTATTTTGCCTGATATTGAAAGATACTTAAATTTAGTGACTTCTGAGCATGCTGACAAACAAAAATTTACTTCGTGGCTTTTATCAGTATTAACACTGGTTGATAGTTCAACTGAGTTGTTTAAAAAGTTTGACACTTATTTTGATCTAGATAATGCTGTAGGAGAACAATTAGACATTATTGGTGAAATTGTTGGAGTAAGCAGAAGATTAAACTTTCAGCCAAGTATTAGTTCACCCATTCTTGATGATGAAACTTATTTGCTTATAATAAAAGCAAAAATTGCAAGAAATAAATGGGATGGAACTGTTATTCAAATTAAAGAGGTTTGGAACAGCCTTTTTCCTGAACAGCCTCTAATTTTAACAGACAATCAAGATATGAGTGTAAATGCTCTTATTTTTGGTTTTGACACAATACTTTTGAAAGAGCTCGTATCAAATAGATACATAATACCAAAACCTCAAGGTGTCAAATTTAATTATGCCTACCCTGCAGACCCAGTCTTTTCATATGGGCTGGACACGGACTCTTTTAAAGGTTATGAAGAAGGTCGTTGGTTGCAGTTTGTATAAGGAGTGATAGATATGGCAGGTAGTTCAAGCTTTTTAGTTTTTAATCAAAATTTATTAAATGCTCAAGACGACACATCATATTTGGCTGATACTTCAAGAGTAAATGGCTTGTCTGCTGGAATTGCTTCAATTTTTTTGCATAATAAATTGTTTAGGCAAGTATCAATTATGGTTGCAGCATTAGGGCAGTTCATTGCTGATCAAGGCAATGTAGCTAGTGATGAAGACCTAGCTTCTTTAGTAAGTTCTATTTCAAGCTCTTTTGTTGCAACAGGGATAGACAATAAATCAAGACAGCAAACTAAAGCACTCATATTTGGGGCTGACACACGTACTATTGCAGTATCTAGAACAAGCGGCCTAGTAACAAATGTTTATATACGTGACCCCCTAGACAATACACTTGTACAAGGAATTACAATAAATAGAACTGGCGGCCAAATTACTTCAATTGTTTCTGATCTAGGTGAGAAAACTATAACACATACCATAAATCGCACTAATGGATTGATTTCTAGCATTACAAAGGCGGTGGTTTAAATGTCTAGTGAAGCTAATTTAGCATTATTAATTGATGCACTTGATAAGTTGGGTATTAATACTGATGTATCTGGGACAAATACATTGTTTGCAAGGTTAGCTCAAATAGCGGGATATACTGAGAACAACGTTGGGATAAAATCAATACAAAAAGGTCTTTCAACTATTCCCAATAATGAACTATTTATGAATGTTCCAATATCAGCTGTTGATGTGGGCAAAGCTATACCAATAATAGTGGGGAAAAAATGGGATTTTGACACTTACACTTTGGATAGAGAAGCCTACCGATCTGATATTGCATCGGTTGAAGTACGTTGCCAACTAAGCACTCCTACTACTTTATTTTTTGATAGATTTGGGAGTATCGGTCAACTGTGGATAAATTGGTTTATTATAGAGTTTTATTAGGAGGTAGTAGTTATGCACATTTATGCTCAACTAAATGAAAATAATATTTGTATTGGAATATCACAATTAAGTGGAGAGGTAATAGCTGAAAATATGATTGAAATTGAAAGCCCTGATGCCTCTTTTTTGTGGAAAAAACATGAAAACGGTACTTGGTTAGCAGAAAAATTTGAACCACAAACTACTGCACCTCTTACAGAGTTTGAGCAAGTAAAGCAAAGGCAAGAACTTATGCAAGCGGCCTTGGATGAATTAATTTTAGGGGGTATTTAATAAATGGCCGAGTATATTGCACAGCGCATTATTGATGGCGTCTATACCTACACCTACGTTGTTGGAAAAAGACCAGACTTAAAAGCTGGAATTGACACGTACTTAATGCTTAAGGGTCAATCAGATTTGATTGTACAGGGGTAAGCCATGATAAATAAAGGGGGTGAATAAATTATGCCTTTAGTTGGAGAAACAGTTAATCTTCAATTTTTAGTTGGTGGAAGGCCAGTAGGGACAACAAATCCTTTACCTATCAAAGGTGAAGTTGATGCCAAACTAACTGGTAGTACAGTTACAGAAGCAACTCTCCAAAATAATGCTACAGCAAGTGGAAATGGTACTGCACTGCTTATTGAAGGATTAGATGTTGTAAACTTTGAAATATTAGGAACATTCGCAGGAACTATATTTTTTGAGGGATCGCCAGATAACTCAGCATGGTATCCTATTTCGTCAACATCAATAGCAGGCATATATACTGCTATTGTTTCTGGGTATAAATATGTTAGGTCAAGGTTGGTTTTCATAAGTGGTTCGGTATATGTTAAAGCTAGAGCATTAGCAGGAGATGCCCCAAATATGACTGCAACCCCAGCACAATTTACTTATGGTTATGTGCATGGTTTTGGCAGTGCTGGAATTGATGGTAATACAGACGATTGGTATGCGGTTAGAAATGCGAATGACGTTGATGCAACAGATATACTTAATACTTCTGCTAATGTATTGAAATATTTTGATTCTGACGAGGCTGCATATGATACTACACCAGTATGGATTAAAATACCAGTAATGGCTTCTGGTTGGAAATCATTTGCAATATCAGTCTACAATTCGCTAGGCATAACTTTAACGATTGATGCTTATGTCGTACCAGTTAAAGGTTTATTACGAGGTGTTTCACCAATAACAGGAAAACTTAGTTATCATCAAATTGTGTCTGGACAAGGTTTGGCACATGCTGCCGTACCGTTAAAATTCGGCCCTGGCGGTATTACTTTTACAAATTCTTCACAAATGCCTATTGGATGGGTAGTAATAAAAGCAACTACCGCAATTGACCCCCCTGCTGGTGGGCATTGGAGTCTAGTAGTTGAGAGGTCGAAATAATGTTTATCGGTGGAGGTTTTCCTACTAATCCAATTATTGGTGACTTTAGATATGGTAGCACAATAGACGCTATTGATGATTTATACGCTAAATATGCTTATTTACCAAACATTAATAATTTACCGATACTTATTTTAATGCATGGATTTCATCAGCATATAAGTGATTTTACAAATAATGATGTGTTTAATCGTTTAGCTAGATATGGTGTTTTTGTTTGTGCGGTCAGTATGAGGGGTAGTGACGATTCATCTGGTAGTCACGATTCAAGTGGTCGTGAATTATATGATATTTTAGATGCCATAAATTATGTAAAGACTAACTTTCCCAATGTTGTTGATGCCAATAGGGTTGCAATCGTTGGTTACAGTGGTGGAGGTGCAAATGCTCTTGGGTGTGCTATAAGATTCCCTGACACATTTACCGATGTAATTGCTCATTTTCCTATCAGTGATTATGGTTATAGTAACCCTGATGGATGGTGGTATCATGCAGTATCTAGTAGACCATTAATTGAAAATTCTATTGGTGGTACTCCTGCAACTGTCCCAAATAAATATCATTCAAGAGCATTTAACCTTGGCATTACTAATTACACTGGTAAATTACATCTTTATCACGATAATGACGACAGTATTGTGCCTCTTATTAATACTCAGAAAGTAGTGCAAACACTAGACTTAGCAGGTATGACTAATTATAGTGTGTCTTATACATCATCTGTAAATGTTAACAGATGGTTACATGCTTTGCCTAATGCTGTAGCTTCTGTTCGGTGGACTGAAGATTATTGGTGTCCTGTTGTGACAAAAAAAGTTAACCCCGTATGGACTATACCCGTAAGTGGTAGTATTAAGGCAATGGGTTATCTAGAAACCAAACACTTTAATATTTGGTTAGGTGATGGTACTGAACATGTTGCAGATGTGGTTTATAATACATCAACAGATTCTTATACCGTAACTCCATTGACCGGGGAAATGACTGTTACAATTGCGCAAGGAGCAAAAACAGCAACACAGACAATAAATTCTGAGGCAACTATAATAGTTACTTAACCAACTAACGAGGGTGCGTTAGTATCATAGTGAAAGGAGGGTTTTATTCCTCCTTTTTCCAATTACATAAGAAAGTTCTATATAAGAAAGGGGCCGGTCATGGATAATGAATTAAATTCAAAAATATACATGTTGCTTACTGACCTCTCGGTAAAAGTTGCTGATATT